CGGCCCGGCCCAGATCGAAGGCAAACGGTTCCAGGTCTCCTTGTGGATCACTAAAGACGTTTTCGATAAAACCGTCCTCCAACTCCGCTTTAAACCAGCCATAGCAGCAGGATTATGAAATGGACTACGAGGCGGCACTCAAACACCAACTCAGTGACCACAAAAACACTAACCTCTGGAGTCTCGCTAAACCCGCCCTGATGCCAATTAATTACGCTCCTGTCGTTATCGAAGGACTCTTGCGCCAAGGCGAAATCATGCTCATGGGCGGCGAAGCCAAACGCTGGAAATCCTGGGCGCGCCTCGATATGCTCTATTGCATCGCCAACGGCTTCGATTGGCTGGGATTCAAATGCCATAAAGCCCTGGTCGCCCATTATGACCTCGAACTTACCGCTCCAGACCTCCGCCATCGCCTGATGGCTATCCACGATTCCTACACTCTCCAAGGTCTCCGCGGCTCCGTCGATAATATCCTCTGCGCCTGTCTGCGCGGCAAAAGTATCAAACTCGACGATATCGATCAAATCCCTCTCGAAGTCGGTTCCCTCAAACTCGCCCTCATCTCGTTTGATCCAGTTTATCGCCTCCTCGCCACTGAAGGCTATAGCGAAAATGATCAAGCCGGCGTCAGTAAACTCCTCGATAAATTCCTCGCCGTCGCCAGCGTACTTAATTGCGCCATCGCCCTCCTACAACACTTCGCCAAAGGCGACCAATCCCAGAAACAAGCCCAAGACCGCTTCAGCGGTTCCGGCGTCTGGAGCCGCTTCCCTGATGCCGGCCTCACCTTTACCGATCTCCAAGAGGAAAATTGCTTCAGTGTCGAAGTCTTCCTCCGCTCCTTTAAACCTGTCGAACCTTTCGGCATCCGCTGGGATTACCCTCGCTTCAGAGTCGATCCAACCCTCGACCCCGATAAACTTAAAACCAAAGGCCGCCCAAAAGAATCAAACGTCGAACAACTCTGCTCCATCATCACCCAGCAAGAAACACTCCCACACTCCGAACTCCTCAAACGCGCCACCTCAATCCTCGGCATCTCAAAACGTACCTTCGAACGCAGACTCAAAGAAGCCACTAGCCAGAAAGCAATCTACTTCTCCAAAACCGAAAACGGTTACGGCCTCACTCCTTCTTATACCTCTAAAAACGGTGCCTGAAAAAGTATCGTTAGTGCCATTATGTCAATTACTGTCTTATCCCTTTTGACACACACCGACGTGCTACTAGTGCCAAATACCCTCTCTCTAAAGAGAGAGAAGAGGGTATTGTGTCACCAACATCTCGTAGCACTTAAGGTGAACCCAGTGCCAAATAAAAGAAAAACCAATGAACGAATACCAAGTCCTCAACCTCGCCATCAAACTCGCTCAGTGGGATAATATCCTTGCCAAAAACTTCAACCTCCCTCTCGCCCAATCCTATATCGATCGCGCCATCAAACTGCTCGAACTCGCTTCAACCCGTTCCTTCATCCGTGACGCAGAAAATAATATCCCATGAAAAAACAAACCAAAATCGTCCCGCTCCCTATCCACTTCAAAACTCCAGGCCGCTCCTATTCCCAAATCGGCCGCAAAGGTAACGTCGCACTCTACTCAGTCTATTCCGATTATTTCGTCCTCCCTGACTTCGCTCTCCCCTACCTCCTCATCGGTTTCGAACTCATCGTCATCAAGGTCAAAGACGGTGTCGAAGTCTATCCGGCAGCCTGGCAGTTCGGCAAAATCGCCTGGTCAATCCCAAAAGCTCTCGTCATCTCGCTGAATTGGCTCTCGACGCGGCTGATCCAAATGACGACAACGCAGCGTATCGGAACCTCAAACCTTTCCTTACCGGTCGCCCGATTCCCAAGGCTGCGCGCCTATGGCGCACTGTGTCCTGCATCGTGAATCGAGCTGGGCGAAAACCAATAAAAATGCCACAATCACGCCACAAAGGAGGATGACCCTCCGTGGAGAGATGATCGCCAATCAACTAGCTAGCTAAGAGATGGGGGGAGGGGGCCCGCTAGTCGCCGGCAGCGCGATTAGGCGACCGGTCCTCTCGCTCTAAAAATTTTTTAACTAAACAACTAAAGGAAAGGAGAATAGCAATGGGACGTAAGAGTAGTAAGGCGGTAGCGCCTATTAGTGGGGAAGGGAGCAGGATAGGGCAGCGGGGAGGTAACCCTGGGAAGGTTAGGTTACACGAGACGGTGGCAGGGGAGCCGGCGAAGGTTGGGCAGACGAAGTGGCGGGGGCCGGCTGGGGGTCGGGACCCGGAACCGCCGGCGGAGAAGGAGCCTGGGAAATCGAGGGGGCCTGGAGGGTGAAAGAGTGGGTTGGAGGGGTGAGGTTGAAGGAGGTGAGAGGGGTATATGTGGTTGTGGAGGAGGTATTTAAAGGAGGGGAGTGGGTATGGGCGCGGGCGGTAAAAACTGAACCGGTAAGGGCGAACAAAAGGGAGGCATTGAAAAGGGTAAGGGATTTAAAGGCGATTTAAGCAAAAAAAAGGGCTTTATGATGGAATGGAAGGGTAAAGGGGTAAAAGTGGATGAGGCGGGAACCTGGAGCGATTAAAAGGGATACTGGCATGAAAGCTGTTGTGTTAAAGCGGTTGGAAGAATTGGGGGAAGAGACCCCTAAAAAAGAGGTCAAAGAGAAGAAGGGGATAGAGCGGAGGTTGCGGGTGATTCGGGTGGGGCCGAACCCGCGGATGGTGGTGTGCGAGTACTGGGAGTTAGCGTCGAGGCGGGTGTGTGTAGTTAATGTTAGGGTGAACCGGAAATGGAAGAAGGGGATGGAGTTAGTAATGGAGGAGCCGCGTGAGGAGTTAGCATATAGGACTCCGTGGTTATATGTAGGCAAACAACCGCGGAGGATAGGGAAGTGGTAGGTATATGAATAAGGGTAGGAATAGGAAGTTAAAGGAGAACCAGGTAGTGCTAATACGTCAGATGAAGAGGGAAGGGTTTGGGCGACGGTATTTGGCGAAGGTATTTGGTTTGAGCGAGCACGGGGTGGGGTTGGTGACGCGGCGGGTGACGTACAAGGAAGTGAGATGACATGTCAACACGCAGGGAGAGGGCTGATGAGTGATGACATGTCATGCGGTCCTGTGCTGAGGCATCTTGACATCTGCAGTGGGGTAGGCGGGATGGCAATAGCGGCTGGTTGGGCAGGGTTTGCGACTATTGGTTTCAGCGAAATTGACCCGTACTGCTGCGCATTGTTAAAACAACATTGGCCCGGGGTGAAAAACTATGGAGACCTTAGAAGAGCAGACTTTGATGAGCTTCGAGGACGAGTTGATGTGCTCAGCGCGGGGGTCCCCTGCCAGCCGGCCTCCCTTGCCGGGAAGCGAAGAGGGAGCAAAGATGACCGTTGGCTCTGGGGCGCAGTGCTCGATGTGGTTGAGCGAGTCAGGCCCGCTTGGTGCTTGTTCGAAAATCCTCCTGGAATCCTTACACTGGGCGAGTTCGGGGGAGTATTGCTACGTCTGGGAACGCTTGGATACGCGGTTCGATTGTTCCTCGTTCCGGCTAACGCAGTTGGAGCCAAGCACCGACGGGAGCGAGTGTTTATTGTTGGGCACCGTGATGACGAGCGAGGGGGGACCGAACGCGCACACCGTGAGCGTGAAGACAACTTTGGACAGGATCTCTTTGTGGCAAACACCAGTAGCGGGCGATGCAATCGATCGGGAGAAAGGCTTAGTGAACAGTCGCGGGGAACCGAAGCTGTCGGCCCAAGTGAAGCTCTGGCGCACGCCGGATGCGAACTGCCATCGAGGGGCGGACGATGGGGAGAGGCGGTTGGAAGCCGGACACGCGCTGACGCTCAACGACCAGGTAAAGACGCCGAAGCTCTGGCCGACGCCGGACGCCGGGAATTTCAACAGCGGGGAGAATCCGCAGAGTTACCTGGCTCGAAGGCAAAAGCTGGTAGACAAAGGAACTTGTCACGGGATGGGAATGAATCTGGCGGTAGCGGCCAAGCTGTGGCCGACGCCGACCGACAAGGGAAACTACAACAAGGCGGGACTATCGGAAAAAAGCGGCGACGGACTGGCGACAGCGGCTGCTCAAACGGGGCAGGGCAGTCTGAACCCAGCTTTCGTGGAGTGGCTGATGGGGTTCCCCCCTGGCTTTACGGAGCTCAAATGCCCCCTCCCCTCACCACACAAAAGATCCCCTCCAGAGCAGCCAGGCTGAAAGCACTTGGCAACGCCGTAGTGCCGCAGCAGGTCTATCCCTTCTTCCACGCAATTGCCCGGACAATAAAGCGATGAAAATCCTCGAGCATCCTTGCTACCCGTTGCCGAGTTGGGAGGAGGCGCAGGCCAACCCTAAAGGGGTGGAGGAGTACCTTTTCAAGCGGAACCAGTTAATTGAGCTGGAGCACTCCGATCCGTGGCGGTACGGGTATCGGCCGGCGGTTTGGGGTTTGGTGGAAGAGGAGTTGGGGAGTGGGCAGAGGGAGGTGTTAATTACCGGGGGAAACAGGGCCAGTAAGAGTGAGTATGCCGGGCGCAAGGTGATGGAGACCTTGGAAGGGGGCGAGAAGCGGCGGGTCTGGTGTTTACAGACTACGGAGAGCAATAGTGTAGAGATGCAACAACCGATTGTGTGGAAGTATGTGCCTTTGGAGTATAAGGGCTTGAAAAAAGGGCAGATACAGAACATCAGCTACAGTCAGAAGAACGGGTTTAGCGAGAACAAGTTTATTCTGCCCAATGGGTCAGAGTGCGTGTTCCGCAATTACGCGCAAGACATCACGGTGGTGGAGGGCGGGGATTGCGACCTGATCTGGTGCGACGAGTTGGTGCCCTTATCGTGGATAGAGACGTTGCGGTATCGGCTGGTGACGCGGGCGGGGGTGTTGTTGATAACATTTACGCCCATTGAGGGTTACAGTCCGGCGGTAAAGGAATTTCTGGATGGGGCGCGCACGACCAAGTGGGTGTGGGCGGAATTGTTGGGTGAGAAGGTGCCCAAGGTGCAGCGGTGTGTGCGTCGAGGCGGGAGTGTGGTGTATTTCCACTCTGAAGACAACCCGTTTGGCGGGTACGAGACGATGCGGGAGACCCTGGCTGGGGCGCCGCGCAGCGAGATAAAGACGCGGGCGTACGGGATCCCGACCCGGGCGATCGTGCAACGGTTTCCGCGGTTCAGAGAGAACGTGCACGTGATTGAGCCCAACCGCGTACCTCGCGAAGGAAGCCGGTTTCAGTTTGTGGACCCGGCTAATGCGCGCAACTGGTTTATGATCTGGGTACTGGTGGACGCGCGGGGGCGGCACTTTGTGTATCGGGAATGGCCCACTGAAGGGGGCTATATCCCTGGGGTTGGGGATCCCGGGCCGTGGGCGGAAGCGGATGGGCGCAAAGCCGACGGGCGAGCCGGGAGCGGGCAGACGAGCTACGGCTGGGGTCTGGAGCGATATGTGCAGGAGGTGACGCGGGTTGAGAGTCTCGGAGAGGATGGGGAGCGCGAGGAAGTGATCTGTCGGTGGATGGACTCGCGGTTCGGGAACACGCCCAATTTGAAATCCGACGCGGCGACCACCGTGATTGAGGAATGTGCGAACCTGGAGTTGGCTTTTGCGCCGGCGCCCTTGGATCCGATTGAGGAAGGGGTAAGCCTGATTAATTCCTTATTGGATCATGACGAGGGAAGTGGTAAAGAAGCCAGACTCTATATATCTACTGAGTGTAAAGCGGTGATCTTCGCCTTAAAGGTCTGGACTGGGAAAGACGAGAAGCTGGGGGCATGCAAAGATCCGATTGACGTCTTGAGGTACATGGCGCTGGCTGGGTTAACGGACGTGGGACAGAGTTTTCAGATCCTTGAGCCAATGGGAGCGGACGCGTTATGAATTTCGCAGAAGTGAGGCGATCCTTCACGTGGGCTCTGACAGAGGCCTCGACGTATATCAGCTTCATCTCGACTCTGGATGATACACGGTATTGTCGCTGGGCCGGCCAGACGTATGACGGGCGCAAATGGAGCGCAAACACCGGTAAAGAGGTGTTTCCATGGGAGGGGGCCAGTGATATCCGACCCTACACGATCGATGACCTGATCAATGATGACGTCGACGTGATGAGGGTGGCGGATAAGAACTGCCATATGCAGACGGTGCCCTCCAACAGTCTGTACCAGGAACAAGCCAGTTGCACGACCGCGGTCCTGGACTGGGTGGTGCGCAATCTGATGGCGGAAGAACTGGACCGGGAAAAGACCTTGGCGGCGCAATGGCGCCAGCATTACGGCTCGAGCGTGATGGGGGTGGACTGGTACCTGGACTTTGACAGTGAAGTGGTCACGGTCAGTATGCAGGATCTGTTCGGGATGGCGCAGATGGACCCGCAGTTGGGGAGTTTTTTAGAGTATCTGATGCGCAACCAGGGGCGGCTGGGCCAGGCGGACATGATGGGGGCAGCCCAGATGTTGGCGATGTATTTCCCGGAACTCAACGCCCCGGCGCAAACACCGGATGAAGTGATCGATCCCTCGACCAGGCAAGCCGGGCCGCCGGTTAAACCGACTCCGTACACCATTGACCGGGTGGCGCGCAACGCCCTGGAAGCTTTACAGATGTTGAGCCGGCAGGGGCAATTTAGCTACGAACGACCGTATATAAAAGAGAATCGGCCTTGTGTGACCGCTTTGCGCACCTACCAGGACGTATTTTTCTTCCGGAACACGTACGATATCCAGCGGCTGCCGTGGATTGTCAGGAGAGATGTGATTCCGAAAACGGCGGTGATCGATCGGAGCCGGTACGAAGGTTGGGATCCGGAGTTTACTACTGAGATAGTCGAGCGGGCGGGTTCAACGGCATTGCTTAATCTCGGGTTGCAGACGCTGTTTCGGTTCAGGGACCGGTTGTACGTAGACGAGATGAAAGAGCTCTGTGAAGTCTACTACGCTTTCCATCGTGGCGCAGATTCCAAGAACCGCCGGCAGATCGAGGTCTCTATTTTTCACCCGAACTTTGAGAGGTTGGGGCGGCAATTGCCTTTACCGTACCTGCACGGGAAATATCCTTTTGTTCTTTGTGAGAGGGAGAAGCGGAGTCGGAGCGTACTAGAGTCCAGGGGGATTGGCGACATCGCGATGACGGCGCAAGCCGAGATCAAATTTCAGAAAGATGCGAGAAACGATCGGACGGCGATATCGACTTTGCCGCCATTGCAGGTTCCTTTGGGGAGAGGACGCCAGCAGTACAAGCTGGGCCCGAGGGCGCAACTGGGCGTGATGCGCCCGGGAGAACTGAGCTGGTTGCCACCGCCGCCTCTGGATCAGACCACGTACCAGACCGAGATGAGTATCCGGCAGGATCTGGCGAATTATTTCGGGCGCAGCATGGAAGGGGTGGACCCGAACAAAGTCTTACGGAAACAGCAGCGGTTGGTGGACGAGTGGCTGGCAGAACTGCGAATGGTGCATGTCCAGATCTACCAGTTATGCATGCAGTACCTGCCGGATGAAGACTGGATAGCGGCGGCTGGGGATCCGGCGGCCATTCCGCAACGGGACCGTAAAACGATCCAGCGCAACCTGAACCTGGTGCTCGAATACGACGCCAAAGATCTGAATCAGGAATTTGTGACGGCAAAGCTGAACCTGATCCAGCAGATGTTAGTTGCCACCGACGCGGCAGGCGTACTGGATCGAGCCGGATTGACGATGTACGCCGCGCGGGCGCTTGATCCGGCACTGGCGCGGCAGTTGATTCAGCCGCAAGCCGCGGTGAGCCAGCAGGAAATTAACGACGAACAATCGCAACTCTCCAAGATCGCGGACGGCATCGAGCCGCCGATGTACACCTCGGGCCAGAACGCGCAACTAAGGTTGAGCGTGATTCAGAACACGGTCAGTCAGCAGGGGTACATTGACGCGCTGAGGCAGAACCCAATTTCTCTGCAACTCCTGCAACGCCGCGTCCAGAATTTGCAGCAGCAAGTGGTGCAGCAACAGAACGCGATTACTGGCAAACTGGGGGTAAGCCCAGGTCCAACTCAATCGCTATCAGGGACCGGGCCGGCGCCTCCGCCGAGCACCTTGATGGGTGGCGGCACTTACGGCCAGGCGGGAGGCGGGGGATGACCAAGCACCAGATACTGGAGACCTACGGCAAAAGCATCTACCAGATCCGGTTGGACGTGGCGTTGCGACTTTATTCGGGTCCGGACACAATTACGCCCGAGGAGTGCCTGAGGATCGCAGACGATTTTTTGAAAGCCTTATCGGCAGAAGACATCCACAAAATTAAAGCGATGGAATATGGACAAGAAAGATTATAAGACAGAACCGGCGCATCCCGGAAACGTGCTCGAACCGGACCAACTCCCTGAAAGCCCACCGGAATTTCAAGAAGGAACGCAGGCGCCGCGGAGCGACGAGAGCGGCCCGGAAGAAACCGTTCATCCGACTACTTCACTCGATATCCGGAGCGGGCAGAAGGGCGGCCGGCCAGGTAAACCGTCCAGCGGGGGGGCGCATCCGACAAGTGAGCTCGATATCCGGAGAAGACGATGAGTGAGTATCACGAACCAGCAAATGCGGTGGCGGAACTGTCCAATAACCCATCGGCAGCAGAGCCAGAGCCTGAACCGCAAGCCAATCCTCCGTTGACCAACATAATGGCGAGTTGTCCCGCAGCGTGGGCGGGCGACACCGGTTTTTTAGAATGGTCCACCAATCTTTACAATCAGGCTCTGGGCAGTGTGCCGCAGACAAGCCCTCCGACTTTAACCAAGGTGGCGCCGAAACATGTTAAGGCCAATACCAGTGTGACCGTGACATTGACCGGAACAGGATTCGATGTTGCAACGGTTAAAGCCCAGGTTCTTGCTACACAGTTAACGGCCATTTCGCCAACTACGACCTCGTTTCAGGCAACAATCACACCGGCATTGATTCCCAACTCTGGCTCAGTAGTACAGATCAGCGCGGTACAACTGAGTGGTGTGATCAGTAACGCGGTCAACATTTACACCGACTAATGAGCAAGCACAAAAAACACAAGGCTGAAAAGCATATGAGTGAAGAGACGATTCAGGAGGAAGCTCACGATGAAGCGCCCGCGCCATCGTACACTGAGCCGACGATTGGCGGTGCTGATTACGTGATCACAGACGTGAAACAACCCAAGGATCAACAGGCATTCCTGGACTTGATGGCGGCCTGTCCGAACTCGTGGCAAGGCGACGAAGGATTCAAGCAATGGTGCGAGAAAGTTTATGGAGCGGGCGCGGCGAGCGTAACGCCTCCGGCGCCGCCCGCACCTGTGATCAGTGCGATTAATCCGCCTGACGTGGTCGCGGGGACAACTGGGTTTATTCTGTATGTGAGCGGGACCGGATTCAGCGAAGGCGCAGTAGTGACAGTATCCGATACGGATCAGGGAACGACTTTAGGCGCCAGCGCGACTGTTGATGCCGCAATGATTGGCAGCGCCGGAACGGTGCCGGTCCAGGTCCGCAACGCTGATGGCGCTTTAAGTAACTCGGTTGATTTAACGGTGAGCTAGGATGCCGGTTAAAGGCACGAATCTGTACACGTTCCAATGGTACTGGCGCGCGGATACCGATTGCGCGCAGCCGGTGCCGACTTCAGCTCTTGACGTGCCGACGACGCCGATCCCTCCCGTACCTCCCAAGAATCCTCCTTCTCCACCACCTGGCCAAAGTTTTGCCCTTAAAAAGTAATCTTGCTAAAGAAGTGCCGATAGTCCGGATCGTCGAGAGAGCGGACTTTGCGCCGGAGATTTTACCGCAGGTATTGCGCGAGATCAACGACCGGCAATGGGGCGCGTTGTTTCAGGTCTTGATCGAGGCGAAGTACAAAGCTGAGAGTATGCTTCGCAACGACACGGTGTTCAAAGAACCCGGGCAAGTGGCTTTTTTCCAAGGTTGGATCGTGTATTCGGATTACATTATATCTCAGCTTGAGGCATTGCGCTCAAAAGAGGTCGAATTCCATCCTGGGCCTGAGCCGGGCCCGATTTAGGGGGGGTATCAACTATGCGGGCACTCAATAAAAACGCGTGTACGGTCAAATGTGAACGTTCACATTTTGGGGTGGTTTCGAATCAGCTTGATTTTTGCCACTTTTAGGCCGAAAAAAAGGCTTTAAAGGCGTCTGGGCGGCCTTAAAACGTCCTGGAGAGCGTTCTAGAGCGATTTCTTGGTTTTTTAAACCATGGCAGAGGAGAATCAGAACTCCCAGACTGTTGAGAAGCCGGCAACTCCAGCTCCTGTCGAGCCGGATGTCGATAGTCTGTTGACGCAAGTCCCAGAGTTCAAGGATTTGTTCGCGGGAACACCGAAAGACGAGTCTGGGAAGACGGAGCCAACAAAAGGTGAGGCCGTAACGGAACCGGTCGCACCGGAGACCGCTCTAACGGAGGGGCTAGAGAGTCTGATCCCGGAAGGGCTTCGCCCTGAAGAGGAAAAGCCACCGGAAGAACCCAAAAAAGACGATTTACTCAGTGAGAAGGTCCAGAAACGGATCGACGAACTGACTGCGAAACGGAAAAGTGCCGAGGAACGCGCCAGTGCGCTCGAGGCAGAGTTGACTGATCTTAAAGCGAAGTTTCAGGCGCCGGCACCGATTGCGCCGACTCCGGAAAATCCATTGGCCGATATCGAGACTGAAGCGGCCCTATCCAAAAGGGCTAACGACATCCAGCAGGCAAAAGCCTGGTGTTATCAGAACCTTGATGGAGGTCACGTACCTGATGGTAAGGGTGGTACGAGATGGGCGGATGGGAAAGAGGTGAAAGGTTATCTCGCGGATGCCGATATAACGCTTTCCAAGCTCATACCGGAACGCGCAAAATTTATCGCTTCCAAGAAACTCTACGACGCGGATGCTCACAGGGAATATCCGGCGATATACAAGGAAGGAACCGAACCTCATAAGATCTATAATGTATGGAGGTCGGCTCTTCCTAAATTATTCTCCGAATATCCTGACGCAGACTTGATTGTCGGAGACGCATTGGTCGGTCAAAAAATTCGTCTTGATCGCGCGAAAAAGCGCAACGGTCAGCTTCCAGCTTCTGCTCAGACGCCTTTAGCCACTCCTGCGCCGGCTGCCTCTCCCAAGGTTCCTCAATCCAGAGCACTGAGCGGTGCCGCGTTAACGGCCGCTTTTCAGGAGAATCCGGATGCGGCTTTAACCGCCTTTGTCGATACCCTGATTGATAGTGGGGTGGCGCAGCGCACTGCTAGGTAGATAAGTGACTAGCAAATGGCCCTATTAACTGAACCGGTCCAGGTCGGCAAACGTGAGGATTTTGCCGATGTAATCGCGATGGTCGATTACAAGGATACTCCTTTTTCCTCGATGATTCCCAAAGGCACTGAACCAGCCAATACCTTGTATGATTGGCAAATGGATGCCTACGCCGCGGTAGCACTCGGCGGTATAGTTGACGGCGTAGACGTGGCTAACACGGACTATGTTAACCCAGCTTCACAACGCGCCAAGGCGCACGGCCGTATCCAGAAGTGGCGATCAGCCTTCATGGTCAGTGATTTCGCACAGAACGTGTCTGATGTCGCGGGAATCGGGAAACGCGGCGAGATGCAGAGGGCGGTCAAGAAAACGATCGTCCAGATTAAACGTAACATGGAAGCCACCTTCTGTTCCGACCAGGATTCTCAAGCCGATAATGGTACGGTTCCGTATCTGACTCGCGGACTGGGCGCCTGGGTAAACGCTGGAGAAGTAACAATTACGGATTCTGCGACCGCTTGTCCGCCGGCCTTTGTGCCACCGGCTGCGAGCGTAATTACTAAAACCACCGCGACCACTTTAGAAAGCGACATTAACGGCGCGATGGCCTCCATTTATTTACAGACCGGGCAACAGAAGGATTTCGACTTGCTGTGCGGGATCAACCTGAAACAGCAGTTTTCGAGCTACGCAGCCTGGGTGCCGAGTGCGGTCACTACGGTGCCGTTGCGCAGATATAATCAGGACGCGACTAGCAAATCGATTATCGCGACGGTCGATTTTTGGCAAGGGGATTTTGGAAGTGTTAAGTTAATACTATCATTGTTCCTGGCGGCTAACTCCGCGGTTCAAAATGTCATCAATGGCAGGGGCTATTTCCTCGATTGGGACCAGCTCGAATTGAGGTACAATCGGATGCCGGGGTACCAGGAGAATCCGAACCTCGGTGGCGGTCCGAGGGGCTATGTTGATGCTATTGCCGGTCTGGTGGTTTATAATCCGTTGGGACTAGGAAAAGTTGCGCCAACAGCATAAATGGCGAAAGAAATCACGGGCTGGGAAGACTTTGCCCGCGACATGGTGGCAGTTCATGGCGAAGAGTTCGTCAGGGGATTCGCTAGGTCAATCACCGACGAACTCGAAGCTGAGAGGGAACTCGCTTTCGCCAGTCAACGGCGAATTGCTGCTGCCACTGAGCGACTCGACGAGGTCTTCCTCGACGGAATAGGCGAATGCCATATGCGGGTGGATCTGACTGCGTTCTGGCATTGGATTCACCGATATGGTAGACAGATTTGGAACGATCCGGATTTTGTGAAGGTGTATAAACGGGATAATCCGGAGGTGCGCGTCAAATCGCGCTCTCGGAAAATCCAGGTAGGCTATCGATGAATCTCCCGGTCTCGACACAGTCAATTTTGTACGCGATCGCCCGGCGGATCGGCCTGGCTCCGACGGGCGACAACCAGAATCTTTCTCCAGACAAAGCCAGGGAGATTCTTGGCTTCATGGACGAACGCTTGAAGGAATGCTGGGAGCTGTACGATTTTCTGGAGACCACTTTCACGGAGGAGCGTGCATTTGCCGATGATTACGATCCTACGATTAGCTACAGTGCGGGCGCTATTGTCTGGGACTGGTGCAGTCGAAGCTACTACACCGCATTGGTCCCGACCGTGGGTGGTACTGTGTCCAATCCCGCGGTTTGGCAAGC